GGGTCTCCCTGACTCATCAGCCCAGACGTTGTAATGATAGCGTTCTATTTAGGCGTTGTCAAGGATCTCTTTTCTCCATTGCTGGAGTTTTTGCTCCATTTGATCCAGGATTATGTTGATCCCGTTGCCTCCGCTATAGATCGAACTGAGGGTGTCAATTCGATCCTTGAGTTGTTGCACATCCTGATGATCTTGACCATCAGTTTCAACGTGACCTGCAACCAGTGACAGTCTAGCATAAAATACCTTCTGCATGGCGATGAGTTCCATCGTCTTCTCGATATGCTCAAGTCGCTCTTGAGGATTGAAATCCTTTAGATTCTGCGACATCTTGAGCAGATCATTGTAGCAGGTTTGAATGTTCTCTAGTTCGTCTCTAACTTGTTCCGATTCGAAGAAGTCTGTCATTGACCATTTCCTTTAACTTTCTACTGTATTTTCTTTCATCAAATGTGATGAAGTCTTTGTATTTTCTAACTCTCCTAACATATCCCTCGATAATAAAATCAGTTTCAAGGTCAGGTGTAAAGTTAAACAATTTATCCAGAATAGTAACCGTTTCCAGAGAAATCTTTTTCCCCATCAACGCTTTGAATACTGGAGGGTGCCCTGGTGATTTGAAAAGATTATCAAAGTCTTTAATTGTAGTGACACCACTGAGGAGAACACTCACTTCGGTCTCAAACTTTGGTAGTGTCAGTTGAGTCTTCCATGCATCGAATACTTTGGCACCAGGCGATCTCAACATTTGACTTAGAGAACTTTCAGCAACGAAGTTGCTAACAAAATAATCTATTAAATCTTTTTGTGAGTATTTACGAGAGAGTCTCTCGAAAAAATATTTATCCTTTCTTTTTTCGAAGGATATTTCGGTTGCCCGAACGTTTCCATTATACTTAAAAAAGTTATACGAGTCAGAATCAAAGTGAAGTTTGATTCCCAAGTATAACTTATAAGCAGAGTATCCCTGACTCATAATGGAAGGATACCCCTAGATGTTTTTTTGATGTAGTTTAATTCTTGTGCATTGTATTTAATTTTATCTTTCAGCGGTTTAGAAATCAGTTTGTTAACTGTTTCAACTTCAATGTCATATTCATCACAAATAGATGTGACTGCTTCAATATAGTTTAGCAATCCATCACTTGCAAGAACGGCATTCTCAACTAGTGCTGAAAACTTGCTTTGTGTCATAAATTTTTCTTCAAATTCTTTCATTGAATTCCTCTCTGATAGTATCTAAAGTCTTTGATCCAGTCAATGAGGGTATTCATATAAGGTATTTTATCATATCTTTGTTCAACTTGCATCAACCCATCTTCCGATACGGAAATAGTGACAAGTTTATCAACCTCAACCCCTGTCATTTCGTAATACATGTAAGCATATGCTGCTTCCTGAACGAAATATTTCTCTAGGTATTCTTTCTTCTTAAGTTGACCTGTGGTCTTAAAGTCTATGATTGCTAACTCGCCATCATAGCTAGCAATACAATCAACACGCCCAGCAATCCTAAGGTCATGAGATACAAGAGGGGCTTCAAGAATGTGAATATCAGTAATAAGATCAAGAGTCGAACGAGCAACCCCAAAAAGGTATTTGGCAAGACCTTCGCTTTTTTGAACTTCTTCCAGTTCATTTTTAAGATACGCTTCAACGATGCCATGATAACGAGTTCCTCTAATAGATGCTGATCTGGATTTACGATCAGCAACATCTGCGCCGACACGTTCTCTCCATTCTTGAATAGACTTTGCAGATTGATGACCAACGACAGTAGTCACGCTTGGGTAAAACCCTTTGCTGGTTTCATAGAACCGCTTGCCATTTACTTCTTTAGAAGAAATGTCAGGTAGAGGAACTACTGTTCCAACATGATTAAAGGGCATTACAATTAGGTGGGTGGGTTTACATATTGCAACCAAGTAGTAAGAATATACTTAGTTTGATTCAAGGGTGGGTTACCTCTATGTGTATGAGTATAACCCGCTGGCCAAATAAGACCCATCCCTGCTTGTGGTTTGATGCGAAGATGTTGATGTAAGAACTCTGTCTCACCACCTTCATCAATGTCATTCAAATATAATGATACGGCACACATTCTCCTGCCGTGACAAAGAGAATCAGACTCAAAGTGCCAATTGTGGAACCCTTCTCCAGGGCGAGTCTTTTGAAACTTGGTGTCAAAAACAACTGTTCTATCGATAGCGTCTGCAAATGCTGGCCCACCGCAGTTGCGTTTGTAATCCATTACCGCCTTAAACATCTGTTCATTGAACAGCGCAGTAAATTGTCTGTGAAGGGAGAACCACATCTCCGCTCCACTATTATATAGGTCATGCACAAACAACTGATTATCGTATTGATCTCCTGTAGATCTACGTTCCATAAGAACAGTATTCTCTTCGCAGAAATCAATGTGTTTAATCATGTGCTCACACCACTCTTGTGGCATGAGGTTTGGATAGATACCAATCATCTGATTGTAGTCAACCTCTAAAGGTTTTCGTATCCACTCCTCATGTTTAATTACAAAGGGATCATTAGGATCAAATTCCATCAACCATAACCTAAATTGTATTTACTGATCAGATACTCTTTGACGAGACCAGATCTAACGATGTCTTCAAGACCAAACTCAATAACATCAAAAGATGGCATCGTCTGAACGATCTTCATAAAGTCTAGCACACCTGTCTTCTCGTTACTCTTAACAAGGTCAGACTGAGAATAGTCACCAGAGAAAATAATCTTTGCATCTTGACCAACACGAGTGATAATAGAATCAAGTTCGTGGAAGTTCAGGTTAGAGAACTCATCGACAATAATAATACAATTATCAAGAGTAACTCCACGGATAAAAGAAGTAGACCAAAACGATACAGTCTCTTGGGATCTGAGGTTATCATATAGCGTTTCAAAAGATGGATCATCTGCCATTTGGAACATGTATTTTACCATGTTCTTGTATGGGATTTGATACAAATTTGACTTATCTTCATGGTCACCAGGAAGGAAACCAATCTCTCTGGTAGGAACCAGAGAACGAACCATGTAGACTTTCTCGTATGGTGTCTCGTTATCGAGAACTTCTTTCAGAGCAAGATATAAACTAATAAAAGTTTTACCTGTTCCAGCGACCCCATGCAAGATTAAGTTCTTACCCTCAGCATATGAACTGAAAACCTTTTCTTGGTTTTCAGTTAGAGGATTAACCTGAATCAGATGTTCAGAATTAATCGGCTTCTTTCGTTTGAATTTACTGTGCGATGTAGGAGAGGGTGTTTTCCTTTGCTTTCTTGCTGTAGGCATATCAAGTATAACGTGAGAGGTTTGCACCAGGGTGTGCTTTTTGAACTTTGCTCATGACTTCTTTGAAACCATCAGACTGTTTCGGTTTGCCGTAGGTTGTGCCAGCGATACCTTTACTCCAATCTTTATCCCATTCGGGATTATCCTTTCGCCACTGTTCGTAATCTTTTACGGTCATAGAGAGTTCTTGTTTCTCCCCTGTGGTCTTATTTATTACTGGATAGATAGGCATTAGTCAATCCTCAATGATGGTTGAATACAGTCACACTCGTCAAGATGTTGAGTGCATCCACAGTCGCCCTCAGGGCACCACCCAAGCGCCTCAGAGACGACTGGGAACTGACAGATGAACTGCTGCTTGCAGAGTTCAGCAATATCCATGTGCTCCTTCTGGGTGCCGTTGGCAGTTCTCAGATTGATGTAATGGATCCATGACCTGAGATTTCCTGTCATGTAGAGTTTTGTTCCTACGGCGAGGGGAAGCACAAAACGAGCACACTCCTTTGCAATATCATCTTCAAGCATCTGCTGGTAGAGCTCCATACCCTGCTTGAAATGATTCTGCATCAGAATTTCATACTTCTGCTTCTTCCAAGGGTCAATAGAGTCGATAGAATTCTGACGATTCTTGTGGTCTTGGAGTCGGAGTTCTGGGAGCGAGATCGTCTCACCGAGTAAGGAGGAATCAGCATAACGTTGGGAAAACTCTTGAAAGCAGAACGAACGGTGACGCAAAATTTGAGCTGCCAGACCTCTAGTAGTAGAGATCTCCAGAGTCATCGTTGCTTGCTCAAACACAGACCAGTGACCATGCTTGATGCAATACTTAAGTAGACCAGAAACCTTTGGGTTCTCCTGATTTGCAGGATTGCTTACGCGAGCAATATAACCAATTGTCTTCTCTGCATCAGGGGTGACAGAGACCAAACATACTTTAGCCATTGTTATTACCAAAAAGAATACGAGACATCAAAAGCAATCCAAAGGATTTAAGATAACCAATCGTTGCCAGACCAAATAATCCTGGCATGATCCAGTTCCATAGTAACATAAAAGCAAGAGGGCCAATAGCAAAGAATACGATACCCATACCTACCGCTTTCCCGATTTCATAGTATGCTTTTTCTTCATCTTCCTTTGCCTTTTGTTCATCAATAAGTTGTTGTTGATCCTCTTCCTCTTGCTGTTTGATTTTACGAGGATCAAAATACACTTGATCAGGTTCCATTATTTTTTCTTCTTGTCTTTTGTTTTGGTAGGATCGTTCCATAGTTAGGGTTTACTCTGCCTTCAGTTTGAGTAAAAGTAACAAAATCATTTCTATAGTTATCCCAATAGTGATCAAAGATCTCAGATTTCTTGCCAGAGATGACAATATCAAAATGAGTCATGCCATCTTGCAGGTATTCAACTAAGTATGCGGTGTAAGGAAGGGATCGATCCTGTGCCGCTGAGGGATCACAATCTTTCTTATACAAATACATCAGGAGCGACCACCCCAGTTGATAGAGGGGAATGCTTCTGATACTACTTGTTTGGTAATCCTATACTTCTTCTGCAGTTCTCTATTGAAAGAAAGAACAACTGCTTCTGCTTCAGAAGCATGAAGACCTTCCAACATTTGCAGATACATACTCTCAATCTTCATTGAAGGAACATTATCAGCACCACCCTTGACGAAGTAATAAAGTTTCTTACCTTCTTTCTCTAGGAGTGTATGCTCTGTTCCCTTTGGTGCCTCATTGGGAGTGTATGGAACTTCACCCTGAGGAATTCTTACAACAACACTCTCATCATAGTTGATGATAAAGAGGGAACGAAGAACCTGACTGTTGTTATCTTGCAGGATCTTGATTTTTTGTGCTTTAGTCTTGGCGTTGTGTGCTTTCTGTAGCACTTCAGAAATCAAAAGTTTCATTAGAAATCTCCAATATCATTTAGTAGTTCATTCAACTCATGCTTTGCAAAATAAGGATACATCAATCCTCTTTTGTTTGGCACTAATGTGTCATATGTATCTATAATAGATTCATGAACATCAGTTGGAATGAAGTCAAAGTTAATGAGCTTTTGGTTGCGCTCAAAGAACTTGATCGTATTCTCATCACAGAAGTTTTCGGGATCCTCCTCAATCCACTTAGCAAGGTTCTTCTTACTAAGTGGTCTCTGCCGCTGCTGCTTTACAAAGGTCTCGTCAGGTGAGAGGAAGTTAGGAATACCATCACTTCTATCACCTTTCAAAACATGTTCAGCAATGTATTGATGCGGGTCAACACCTGTTACCCATTTCTTTTGAATGGGATTGTATTGTGTGACAAAAGGATACTTCTGCAACTGAATAAAATCTTTGTCACCAGAAAGAATCAAAATCTTTTCTGGTGGTTGCATGTTGTTTTGAAGTCGAATGTTGACAAGACATTGTTCCTTACACAAAACAGCAATCACATCGTCTGCTTCAGCACCATCAACTTCCATAATTTTGTATGGAAGTGACTGTGACATCTCATCTTTGATTTTGTTGAGAACTTCAAAGATTCGATTCCAGTTGACAGAAGAATTCTCTCTGTCTTTTTTACGAGTGCCTTTATAAAACTGAAATTGTTTACGACGCCAGTAACTCTTGCTGTCGTAACAAAGAACTAGTTCGCCAAATTCTTTGACAAACTTTTTACGGTATGAACGAATAGAATTCAATACCATGTGGCGAACTAGACCTTCTTCGATTTCTGGATTCATGGAAATGGATACCATGAGGTTAGAAATCATCACCTGATTCATATCTACAAGAATCATTAGACCTCAATCATCTTCGTCATCCATCATATCATCTTCACTATCAAAGCGCAAGTAAAGCAGTTCTGCTGGATCAACATACTCACCGTCTTGCATCATCTCTGGGTGCATGACAACTGCTGCATACTCTGCACGTTCTTTCCACTCATCAAAAATCCCCTTGAGGTTCCATGATGCGATGAAACCCAAGAGGAAAGATCCGATCGTGAGAAAGAAAGCGATATAAAGAAAACTTAAATCCGCCATGTCGCCTCCCACTATGTAATATTATTTAGTCAGATATCAGAGATAATTGTTCTCCCGAAGATACTTAACTGATTCTGTGCAACCACCTCTGCGAACACCATCAATGATAACTTGAGGGAATGTAGCATTCTGACCAAACTCACGTTTGAACTGTTCGCGAGTGAAGTTGACATTCAATGCCTGTTCAGTGTATGACCAACCCTTCTGTTGGAACACGTCTTTAATTTTTGTGCAATACGGGCACCCTGGTCGGGTGTAAATCATTGCGCTGCCGATATTCTTTGCCATAACAATCAATAGAGAATAAAAAAGGGGAGCAATGCTCCCCAATATTTAGTTGTATGTCTCGAATCAGAACGAGAAGGTTGCACCAACCTTGGTGCCGTAACCAGTGTCAGCATCGTCTACGCCAGTGGCGAACGAGACTTCACCGTAGAGGGAGAGACGCTCGGTAGCAGCAACGCTAGCGCCTGCCTTAC